ATCCCATATTTTTTTTTGTAATCTCAGAAATTTTTTCGTTAGTTAAGCACATAGATTTATCTATTTTAATATTTTTTTTATTACAGAAATTAACAAAATCTACAACTGATTGTTCAAATTGCTCAGTTTTCATCATATTATCAAATTCTTCTTTTCTCATTACTACTTGCTCTACTCTAGTCATTTCTTCTTGAGCTTGAGACATTAATTCTTGTTGTTTTTGCTCAATTGCCATTTGCATTTCTTGTTGAGCTTTTTGAGTTTCTAATTCTGCTCTTTCTGGAATAATCTCACCATCTTCTAAAGATTGTTGAATAGATAGTACTTTTTCTTGTAATTGCACTTCCATTTCTGATGAAAACTCTTGCAATTGGACATCAACAGATTGTTGCAATTGTTGTTCTTGTTCTTCTGTAAGAGGTATTCTAATAAAAGCATTTACAAAAGGAACTTTTATTTTACTATAATTTTCATAGTAAGGTATGATTTGGTCTTCTTCTGCTTCTGGAGTATAAGTATCACTTATATCTTCAGGTTGAATTACCTTAGAAGATTCTAAATCTCTCTGAGTAAAAGTAGATGAATATTCTGAATGTGCAGTAATTTTATTTATCTTAGCTGCATGTTGAGGGAATAAATTCTTTAATTGAGTTTTAGAACAATTCTTTTTAATCATAATAAACCCAGCATCTCTAAATAAGAAATCTCTACTTGCTGGGTCTACAAATACATCATAAGGGTCAATTCTTTTAAATACTACTTCACCTTTTCCATGGTCTGCATCCCTATCTACATCTACTAGAAAATATCCAACTCCTTTAACAAGACTATCAAGAACTACTTGACCATAAATTGAATTACCATTAGATAGATGCCAACAATAATCAGAAATGTCAGAATGTACTTGAGCAACATCTGTATCATCTCCAGTTGCCCCTACTGCTTTCCATCTAGGACTATTAGCAGTTACAAAATATTTCATAATTTCAATAATAGGTAGAATCCTATTAATTGTAAATGAGGGCATTCCAGATTCTTCTAGATTTTTCTCCTCATCCATAGTAAGTTGTTCATCAAGATAAAAATCATATCCTTTCTGACTTTTACTACGCCATTTTGCTCTATCTGTACTATTTGCTCTATCCCATAATTGTTTATTAATATGGGCTTTATTTTTTCTTCCTCTTTTAGCCATTATCTCATTAACCTTTTTTCTAGTTTACCAAGAATACTTTTATCTAAATCAAATTTCATTTGAACTCCCCCACCTTCCATTTTACCCACACTCATCTTACCATATTTTGTTTGGAAATTAACTCCAGAACTAGTTAATCCAATATTTTTTCTTCTAGCAGCTTCGTACATTAATAATGCACCAGCAGTTGGGAGAGGCTTTCTTCTAAATTCTTTTTCAGCTTGAGATGCTTGAGACATATAATTTTCCCATACTGAAGAAGGTTCTGTTTTGGATAAGGTATCTGCAATATTAACACCAGCTGCAAACATTTTTCCATATAAAGATTCTTCACCAACAGGTCTATTTATTCTAACATTTTGTGCTGGTAGAAGTGTTTTCTTTTGTTTTAATAATGGTGATTTTTCTGGCATTACGCTACTACCCAGCTTTTTGCTTTTCTTTTAGGTTTATACCAACCTTTTTTATTGTCATCTTGCCTCATATTTGGCGGAAATGCGTGTAATTGTGCATAATAAAGTGTCTCAATCGTATCATCATGGGCCATTTTAGGGCCGAATGTAATGATTTCGTTGATTAAATCAAACATATTATCCTTTAAATAGACATTCCCAGTGCTAAATCTACCACTTAAACCACTATATATTCTATTTCTTTTATTTAATCCACCAGGTTTTTCTGGAATTACACCAATATTATATTTGTTTTCTAATCTTCTTCTTTCATTTAAGGCTTGAAAGATAGACCTATTCATAGCAACATCTTCAACTGTACTGGATGTACAATTGTATTTTTCGTGTAAATCAATAATATAATCGACTACACCTTTTTTACCAATAATATCATTATCAGTTCCTCTTGAACCTACCGTTGGAATACTTCTATGTCTTTCGTACTCTAAAACGTAGAGGTTATTATTTGGGTCAATAGCAATAACCATGATAACAGAAAAGTCAGAAGTCTTTGTATTAATATCAGTTGCAGGGTCGCATCCAACAAAAGTATTGCAAGGAAGCTTATTACCATCCACATAAATATAGTTAACACCATCTTCATTTTCATAATAACCATTCCAATATTTTATATGTTTTCTATTCCAAACTGAATCTTCCTCAGATTGAACTTCCATCATATATTCTTGATAGAATTTCTGAGATTGTCCGCTATCGTAGTAAAACTTTTTCTTTTCTTCTAATTTTTCTTTCGAAAAGAATGATGGCCATAATGGTGTGCCGTCAGGGAGTATCGCTTTGTAGGTGATGACACGCCAGCTAAAGTCCTCACCGCTTTTTGTAGCTTTTGCATAATTGTTAATAAGATTGTTAATAAAGGAATCATAATGTACGGGAGTGCCATTAACACGCAACCTACCAGTATGAGGCTCAAGCGCGGGATATACAACAGCAGTGACCAGATTAGCGTTCTTAGCCCTAGCGTCTGGTGTGATTGTGTTCGCTTCGTGTTCAAAATCATCTAATATAATTAAATCATATCGTTTATGAAGTTTGGCTCCTCCACGAATACCAGCAACATTACTTTTGGATATGAGTTTGCATCCATTTGTTAATTCAATATCTTCTTCTGTCCATTTTTTTCCTTTTAAACTACCAAAATAATACCGAATACTATCATTAAATTCAAGGTGATGTTTAATATAATCCATATTTCCCACAGAAAGCTTCTGTGTAGCAGATACCCAAGCATAAAAATGCATATCATCTTGAGGGCAAAAAACAAAGTCTTTTATAATAGATGCTTTAGTTAAAACCGTTTTCCCATGACCTCTAGGAAGAATAATACCCAATTGTTTAATATCAAAATTATCAATAGCATCTGCCATTTCATAATGGAATGGAGGAGTTTCACTTCTCAGGAAATCGTCAGGAAGGAATAATTTACCAAAAGCAATTAAATCATTATGTGCAAGTAGTAATTGTTCTTCAGCTTGATTTACGTTCTTCTTGTTTATGTTCGCCATCTTCTTTTGATTTTTTATCTAAAAACTTTTGAAACTTCTTTTCATCTTTATTCATCTGAATATAATAATCTAATATTACTTCATAATTACGCAATCTATTGATTGTATTACCTAATGCATATTCCAACATTTGTATCTTATCAATCATTTGCTGTCTTTTTAATCCTCTTTTATTCCCTTTCATTTCATCTCCTCTATTTTAAATTCTTCTATTAATTTTTCCTCATCAGCATTTTTTGTAAATTCAACAATAGAATCTACAAATCCTCGAATATAAGATTTTGCTTCTATAGTAGTATCAAAAGACCTCATTAAAGCATCAGATTTATCTTGCTTTGCTTCCTTCCAATATACTAGATATTTTCCACCAAACATTATCCCTGTCCTCTTTTTTTCTTCTTATAATATTTTTTACTTGTTTTATTGCCATACTTAGTTCTTCTACCCAATCCTTGTCTGGATTTTTTACCAGTGGGTTTTATATACTCATCCGTCATATTGTTTTCCTCTAAAGATTGCTTTACCATCATAAATACCAATAGTATCTATCTGGAATCTTTCTTTATCATAATCCACAATACCAAATCCTTGTTGCCAATTATATCTAGTACCACCACCAGGCACGATACCATCGATTCTTGCTAAAGTTCCACAAGATATTGCTTGATAGATTTTAGGATTCCCATGTGTCCACACGGTCTTATGACCCATTTCTAATCTATGGACATGACCTTGAATAACACTTATTCTTGGAGAATCCAACATCTTCATTACACTTTGTCCACTTTTTGCACCTACTTTATTTCCATGAATACATACTAGATTGTCATTAATATAAAATTCTCCATGAGGATAATTTCCTATATACTCTACATCCATTTTATGTAACCCTAACATATAAGGTACAGACATTATTGGTGGAGAATCTGGTTCATTAGCTGGTTTGATACCATAAGCTTGAATGGTATTTTGGATAATACTATCAATCATCCTTTTTTCGTGATTACCTTCTATATATACCATCTCATTACAATAAGGTCTTATTTCTGCAATCCACGATGCAAGCCAATCTAAACTAGGTTGTGTTGTAAAGTAAAACTCTGGAGACCGAACATAATGGGTTGACCAATCTGGTAAATCAAGCATATCGCCTAACATTATTATCCTATCTGGTCTTACATCCTTAATTATTTCGGTAGCAATAGAGATTGACCTTAAATCATGAAGTGGTGTGAGTTCATTTGTTTGTAAATCCCTTTTGAATCCACATTGTGAATCTGGAAGTATTATATCTGTCTTGAGTTTACGTTTTGGTATAGATATATTAAATTTCAGTTTAGATACATTTGCACCTTGCACTGTTGGAAAATCACACTTAACAGGTTTCTTTCTTACCAGACTTGCGTTTGCTTGATAGTTCGTATGTGTATTCCAGAATATCTTTCCATCGACTTCTTCTTTTGCAGATACATCCCATTGGTTTACTTTGAAGTTTGTAACCTTCCATATCTCCTCATCTATATTAAACTTATTTAATAAATCTTCTAAAGTAGGTGCTTCTCCAGTTACCACATTATCTGTTACATAAGAATAGTTAAGTTCTTCTACATAACTACTTGTATCGAAATTTTTTAGTGGTTCATTACCATTGGAATCTGACCATTCCCTATTACAACTATTACATTTGTATCGTTGATACCCTCCTCTTTTTCCATTCTTTTTGAATTTCTTTGAACCGCATTTAGGACACCTCATCTACTTCTCCTTCTATTTGTGGCCGCTCTGCTTTTTCGAGCTGCTCAGGTGAGAACCCTTGAAACATTCCTACGATACCCATTTCTCTAGATTTCACAGTTGTTCCAGAAGTTCCTATTATCTTAGCTAATTCTTTAGTCGATTGTAGTACAATACCATCATCTGAACTATTATCAGCTAAGCACTTTAATTTTTTAAGGACATATTCATGGTCTAGTCCCATTCCTTTGCATACATCCAATACTGATTTTTCTACTTCTTGCATAACTCGCTCCTGTTTTAGTAGTAAAGTTGCTTTTCTTCTTGATTGCAATTCATCATCACTATTAAAGGCATCCATATAGGCTTTTACTGGCCCCATACCTATAGCGACATTTGTTGCGAAAATTTTCTCCTTATTCGTTACTCCCTCTCTATCTTTTACTGACTTTGGATTTTTCCCAGAGAATGTATATCTATTAGGATGTTTTTCAAAATCAGTATCCATCTTTACCCCTTTAGTCTTTAGGAATGTACCTACAACAGTCCGTACATATCCACTAGCATATTTATAGTTCTTTCTATCGTTGGGATGTTTGATTTTATCTACAACTTTGAGCAGTTGTACGATTTTCCCGTCATCACTCCAGACCCAATCACCTTGTTTACCTTCTCTCCAGTCTTTTAGTGGAGTTTCATTAGGGTGAGCATTATAGAACTCAGATATATGGTCGTATATATAATGCTTTTTATGTCTTATCTTGCGATATTCCATTATCCTTTTTTTTGTAAAAATTTGCTTCTTCGTATAGTGTTTCGATTAGATTATTGACTGCGATAGGAATGTAATATATTTGTTCATCTATCTCGATTGGGCAAACATCTTTTGAAGATAGCTTTCTTAGAATCTCCTCTTGAGCTTCTCTAGGAAGCTTTGCGAGTTCTACCATTCCAAAAGCCATTAGTATAAAAAGAGAATCTCCCCAGCGGCTGGCGCCGATGCGTCAGATTGGTCTCTCGCCCCTTCAGCACTTACTTTGAGTACACTTCCAGCAGTTGTTGCTTTGAAATGTACCCATGCATCATTTACATAAAATTCATAATTACCAGCAACTCCTACATAGATTGCTCTACAAGGGTCTAATGTTGCAGTTGCGACTTCGACACTAGTTGCTTTAATATATGGTGCAAGACTTTCTCTTTCAGAAAAGTCCATTAATCCTTTAGGCATTTAAAATACTCCGTTTCATTTGTAGAAATTTAGGTAGGCCGTACTTGTTATACAAGTGATACATGAATTACTAATAAGACACCTTTTTTTGATAGCCCATTATATATGTATTAAAAGATAAGAATCAAGTACTTTTTGCACTTTGACCAAGTTGTTCTCGAAAAAATTGAAGGATTTTGATATACACTCTTATTACACTATATACCCCGTATAACGGGGTTTTGCATAAAGCAATTTTAGTTAATTTACATTTTTTGAAATTTTTATGAATAAATTAATAATAAACCCTTAACAAAGGAGCATACAATGCTTACAAGAAAAGAACTCGTAGAGATGGCGCACAACTGTATCAAGGACGCCCTAGCACAAGCAACCAAAGCACCAGTACGCAGAGGTTATTCAAGGCTAGCAGGCGTTAGCATACCGTCTAAAGCTGACATCATGCGTGCATGTACAGCCAATCTTAAGAATATCAACATGGTTTGTGAAACATTAGGTTACGCACCAGTGTGGACAGACCCTGATGAAGCCGATATTGAATTAGGAACTGTTAATTAGGGGAGAGACATCCCAGTATTAGGCCCATTAATTTGGGCTTAGTACTTTATTATTATTATTTCCTTACAATCATACAAATAAATACCATTTTCATAAGAACTTGGTCATAAACTTAATCAAATAAAACAAAGGAGAGTATCATGTTAGAAGCATATCCAGTAGTAGCGTGGTTAATCATAGCATTCATAGGTTTAATAGCAATAGCTGTATGTATGAATGAAAGAAACATGAATAAGTATTACAACACAAAGATTGCGATGCATAAAGGTTTCTGTCCATTTAAGTATAAGTGGCAGTTAATAGATGACTTGAATAAACGCAATAAAGAACATGCTGTAACATACTTACATACATTGAACAAGGCTAACGTTAAAGCGTTGTGGATGTATGAAGTTCATGGAACACCTATCAACTAATGTTAATGAGCTGAGCAACTCAATAAACTGCTCAAGATTTCCTTTCAGTTCGAGTGCACAGGCCGTGTCAAAGTTTTTTATTATTTGTTTTCTTTGGCACGGTATAATTTAAATAGGAGAGTAAATGAATTATATTATAAATGCTACAAAGCATTACATCGTTGAAATAACTATAACAATCATTAAACTATTCAAAGGCTACGGCCTATCTTCATTTGACATGATAACATATCGTCAATACTTAAAAGATAAAGATAACTAGTACTGATAGCGCGCTAAGGCCACAAAGTATAAACTGGCTGAAAGATGGTGGTTTGACTTTACATCATCCAAGATTTAACAATAATAACAACAAACAGGAGAGAATAATGAACTTATTTGACATTTGGTTAATAACAATGATAGTATCTGTAGCAATTAATTTTATACTAGTAGCATTATTATTTGTGAAAATATTTGAAAAGAAAGAATTGCAAGAGAAAATATATAAAAATAATGATGATTTTTTTCTTTGTTATGCAATAGAAAAAAGAGGAGTATCTCATGCTTGGGGAAAAGGTAAAACTCAAGAAGAGGCACAGCAACAATGTGAGTTAGCTGTAAG